CGGCTTGCTGGGCACTATCTCGGATCAAACGCTGCCAACCGCCGACTTTACCGGCTGGCAAACGCCAGTTACAGTCAGCACGGCCAATACCACTGATATTAACTTGCTGGGCTATAACGGCGCAGCGATTCAAACGCTTAATTTTGATATGGCCAACAGCGTTATTTATCGGCAGTTGATCGGTTATGAATCGGTGCTGATTACCGATCGCAAGCCGGCGGGTAATATCAGTCTGGAAGCTACCACGGTAACCGCTAAAGACTGGTGGACTATCGCTAAAGATGCAACAACCGGGCCGTTCTGCGTTAAGCATGGCCAGACCGCCGGTAACACCGTTGGCTTTACTTCACGCAAAGCCCAGTTGGCCGATCCAAAATACTCGGACTCTGACGGTGTGGCGATGATGGATTTCAGCTTGATGTTTATCCCGTATGCCGCAGCCGGCAACGACGACATCCGTATTTGCAGCAAATAACAACCCCGTAGGGCGCGCCCCGCGCGCCTTATCCTTTCTATATAGGGAAAAATAATGGCATTCATCCTCAAAAAAGACAAAAGCTACACCTGGCCGATCACCATCTCTGAGCCCGTAGACGGCGGCGGCTTTAATGATCAAAAAGTTCGCGTCAAGTTCAAGATGCTGAAGCAGTCTCGGATCGATGAAATCATCAAAAATGAGGCTGAGGAAGACGCTGACATTTTGCACGATGTACTGATTGGATGGGACGAGGAAGCATTCAAGGACGAGGCAGGCGCAAGCATTCCGTTCAACGAAGATAACAAAGACCTGGTTCTTTCGGTACCGTTTGTCCGCAGCGCTTTGGTCAAAGGCTTTTTTGAATCGATTGCCGGCAAAGCGCTGAAACGAAAAAACTGATAGAGGCGGCTGAATACTATTGTAATCAGCCGTCAGACAGCAATACCGATCAGCTGGACGAGGATGCCGCGATATTGGGCATCCAACTCCCAGAGCTTGAAGAGCAGGAAGAACAGCATTTCGAGGTTTTCAAATGCAATGCCCCGGTTCTTGAAGCTTTTTTTATACTCGACGGCTGCGCCTGGCAATACACGGGCATGGGCGATTTAATCGGCCTGGATTACCAGGCCGCGCAGGTGATATGGGGTTATGCTGGCATGGCCATTGATGCAGAGGTCTTTCGTGGCGTGATGTTGTTTTCAAGAACTATTGTTGATGAGCTGAACAAGAAGAGGAAGAAGAAGTGAGCAACTCCGACATCAGACTTGGCATTACCATTCGCGCCGATGGCAGCGGCCAGGTTACGGGTGAGCTGAACCGTATTCGCAATGGCCTGGGCGAGACCGGCGCAGCGGTACAAGCGTCAAACCGGCAATTTGCCGAAATGGCGTCCACTCTGAGCAAGTTCGGTGCGCTGTTGGGCGGCATTACGTTTGCAGCTCTTGCGCGCGACATACTGAGTGTCAATCGTGAAATGGAAACTTTACGGGCAACCCTGAAAGCGGTGACAGGCTCTGCTGCTGGCGGTGCTTCGGCATTTGCCTTTATTCAAGACTTTGCCAAAAATACACCTTATGAAGTGCAGGGGCTGACACAAACCTTCATCAAACTGAAAGGCATGGGACTAGAGCCCACGCGCCAGGTGATGGAGGCATTGACCAACCAGGCCTCAAAGCTGGGTGGCTCACAAGAAACACTATCCGCAATTGCTTTGCAGCTGGGGCAGGCTTATTCAAAAATGAAGCTTCAGCAGGAGGACTTGGTTGTCTTGGCTGAGCGAGGCATTCCAATTTATGACCTGTTGGCACAGGTTACGCACAAAAACGGCGAAGAGCTGACCGACCTGATCAGTAAAGGCCAGATTACCCGTGATGTCATTGATCAATTAATTATAAAAATGGGCGAGCTGGCTAGCGGTTCCAATGCGCAGGCCATGGATACACTTAACGGCGCAATCAGCAACCTGTCTGATGCCTGGCATCAATTTGAGGATACGCTATTAAATGATCAATCAGAAAGCCTTATAAGATCGATTGTCACCGGCATAACCGAATCCATCAATGCGCTGACCAACGCGTTTGGCTCCAGCATCGATAATCAAATTGAAACTCTGAAAAACATGGCTATTACCAAGCAGGCTTTTTTGGGCCAGTTTGGCATTGAGGTCGATACTTCATCGACCGACAAGCTGGTGCAATCCCTGGAAGCGCAAAGAAACGCCGCCGCTGAAGAGGAGCAAATCCGGACAGCCAGCGCCCGTGCTATTGCCGATACCGAAAACTGGCTGGCAGAAATCACCGATAAAAGCACCAAAAAACAGATAGCCAGCCATTCAGCAAGATCGGCTTCCGTATCGGCTGCGCAACAAGTGCTTAATGCAGCTACCGCAGAAGCCAAAAGAAACTACGATCAGGCGATAAAATCATCAGCCGACTACATAAAGCGGCTCCGGGCTGAGACCGCGCAAATCGGCATGAACGCTACCCAGCGCGCGGACTTTGCTGCGGAACAGATTGCGCAGGCAATGGATGACGCTAAAGTCAGAAGCGGCCTTCAGGTTGAGTTTTTGACGCAGGCGCATGAACTGGCGATAGCGCTTGAGAAAGTAAAAGAAGCTGAAAAAATCGATGCAGCGGTTAAAACCGAAATGGAAGCCTTGATTGACCGCTACCAGCAACTGACTTTGTCCGCCGAAGAATATTATGCCGCCAAGCTGAAGGCTCAGGGCATGAGTGCTGAACAAGCCGCGCCATTGATCAAGCAAAACGCTATCAATAATGATCTGGAAAAGCAGGCGGAAGCGGCTGACGCGGCGCGTGAAGCCGTGCAAAGCTATGTGGATTCCATTGATTCAGCATCCGAGAGTATGCAAGGCCTGGGCGATGTCATCGGGGCGATATTTGATAGCTCCTTGGGCGGCGTAAATAGATTGGTGGGCGCACTTGAGCACATGGGCAAAGGCATAGCTAATTCACAGAATGAATTTAATCTTTTGGCGGCCCAAAAGAAAGAAATTGATGCGCTGCCTGTGAGCAAGAAAGGCACGGAAAATTACCTAAAAGAGCTTAAGCTGAAATCAACTGCCGAAAAGAAATATGAAGAAGACTATCAAAAACTACAAGAAAAAACGCTAAACCAGCAATTGGATGGACTGGTTTTGATTTCCGGCGCAACAGAGGGCTTATTTGAGCAAAGCTCTGCCGGTGCTATTGCCATGAAAGCAGTAACACTGACGTTGTTGACTGTACAGGCAGCGTTAGCCATTGCTACCGCAGCAAGCGGCGGTGATGGTTATTCAGCCTTTGCCAGACTTGCAGCGATGGCTGCCGCGATGGCAGCATTAATTGCATCAGTAGGCGGTGGAGGATCGGCAAAAACCCCTCCACCACCACCGCAATCAGCCGACACCGGCACGGTTTTGGGCGACTCCAAGGCGCAATCAAAGTCACTGGGCAATGTAATGGAGCTGCTGGAGGACATACATGCCGACGAATACGCTGAGCTGCGAGGCATTAATGAGGGTGTTGCTAAATTGTCCGGCGGTATTACTAACGTGATCACCAAGGCTTTTCAGACAGGCTACCTCACCGGCACCGACCCCGGCCCAAACCTGGGCAAAAGCAAGCACGAAATTGTCGGCGGCGGTATGTTGATCGATTCGGTCAATGTCGGTGACATCCTCAATGGTGTAGCTGAAATATTCGGTAGAATGTACACCACCGATATGGCCCGCAATAAAAAAGGCACCAAATTTACTTTCTCGGATACGTTTTCACCGATGACCGACGAAGTTACCCTGGCCATCTCCGATGTCTTCAATAGCATCGGTTCGACCATGTTTGAAGTAACCAAGACCCTGGGACAACAAATCGGCATGGACTTTTCAGAGCAGCTCAGCGCCTATATTATCCCGGCTATTAAAATTGATTTGCTGGGAATGACTGGAGAGGAGGCGGTCAAGAAAGTCAACGGCGTGATTTCATCCGCTATCGATACGATGGCTGGCGTAGTTTTAGGCGATATTATTGGGCAATACCAGCAGCTTGGTGAAGGGATGCTAGAGACTGCAATCAGGCTGGTTTCAGAAATCGCTGTCGTTGGCGATGCGTTAATGAAATCGGGTCTAAAATTGGAGCCTGAAAATGTGCTTGCTTTCAGCGATGCCATTATCCAGATGGCGGGCAGT